CCGGACGGATTTGCTTTATTCTGTGCTGTTGCGAAAACTACAAGCGGTACAGATGCGCCTGGTGCTGGTAAATATTGACTTTGGTCAATGATTGTGACTTCTACGCCTGGTGATGTTAATGCCATTTTATTTTTCCTTTAGTAAAATTTTGAGGTTTACAACCTAATTGCATACTATTATTTATGAATAAATGAAAAAAAGATGGGATTACCGTACCTTTGAAGGTTGGAAACAACTAAATATAGTATGTTAAATCAACGTCCAATCTGTAATACATGTAACAAGAATCACGCAGCAATAAACTATAAACGTGATGGTGTTACACATTACCGAAGCATATGCGACGAATGTGGTAGAAAGAAGCAGAAGCAAAAACCACATAAAGCCAATTGGACTAAGAGTGGTTATAAGAAAAAAGCCACATGTGATTTATGTGGCTTTAAGAGTTTATTTATTACACAAATAACAGTGTTTCATGTTGACGGGAATTTAGAACATATAGAACATACTAATTTACGTAGTATATGTTTAAATTGTGTGGAAGTGGTTAAGAAAAAAGAAGTTACATGGCAGCGCGGAGACCTTCAGATTGCCTATTGAGTATCTCGTACATTTTATTATGTAACTCATCAATTGTACCGTTGTTTTCAATAATATAATTGTACTTTAATCCTATACTACTATATTCACTAGCATGAATTTTCATATTATCTAATTTCATCTTGCTTAATGCCCAAGATAAATTCCCATTTGGACCTCTATTATATGATATCGCAGAATCATACCATTCGGGATTAGGGCCACGCTGCACTCTAATTGCTACCCCGCCTGCATTTTTGATAGCAGCAACTTCATTAGAAAACCTGCAATCTGTAATTACAATATCTTCTTTGGAATTCAATAGTCTATGTTCTACACTTGCTACCCAAATGTCATTGTGAAAGTGGTTACGACATACATCTGTGCCCCAGTACTGTAGAATCCATCTTGGAGTAATATCCATTTTTAAACGATTACTCCACCACTCGTCTTTTTGTTCACGCCATGCTCTACTGGCTTTTGTTGTACCTTCTAGTGATTCTCGATCCCAATCAAAGATTGCTGCTACTGAATCTTTGAGACTAGCAGCAAAACTAATTCGTTTGAATCCATGATGTGTAGTAAGATAATCTGCAATGGTGTCTTTGCCTGATCCGATTAGCCCCGTGATGCCCAAAATCATATTTGAAATGCTCCTAAGTACTTATTATATTACAGAAACAAGACAATATAAAGTATTTAGGTTAAACTTATACTCAAATACAGGTTCATTTAGCCTTGGACCCAGGTCAGGGGCTGTGAAAAATCTACATACTTCTTCAAATCTTCAATGAGTAATTCCATTGCTGCTTTACCTTCTGCTTTCATAGCAGTACCGTTCAAAGTAGTACCGCCACCTGGACCAGCGATAGTTCCGAATTTCTCACGGGCTTCACCGATCATAATCTTTAGTTGTGATAAGATAAAATCACCAATCCATACTCCAGCACCTGGATCTTGTAGTAATATTACTTCTGTCTTCTGTACATCAGCCCATATCAATACACGCTCACCCGATCCTTTTGGATCACGCACTATACGCAATACTTTGGACACTGGGTTAAATGTATATGTTACATAACCACCGAACATTCTTGCTGCTAACTCAACATAACCTGCATAAAAGTCATATGTTGCCATACCACCTGCATAGTTATAGTTAAGCAAATAGGTATTTAAAATAGCACTAGAGAACGGATCAAAACTACTACTAGATGGACCAGTTTCTAAACCAATCGTTCTACGGAAAATACTTCTGACATTAATAAATTCAGCAGGTAAAGTGTAAGTATCTACATTCTTTTCAATAGTCATTAGAATATAAGATTCTTCAGTCGCAGCTTGTGCCCTTTGACGATAAACCTTGATAGCGTAATTGTACGCAGCTTCGTAATGTTGAGGATCCAATTCAATATCAATCATACCATCACCAAGACGATATCTAAGATTGGTAAACAGTCCTTCTTTTAATTCATCTAAAGTTAGACCTGAAGGGGTAGAAAGAGGACTGGCGGTTGGATATGTTGACATAAGTGTTACCTAATAATACTATTTATCAGGTAACACATTAGTCCTAGTATTACAAGTCGCCGTCTTTGCGATTCTCGCTATGAAATGCGTCAAACTTTCCACCGGGATAACGTGACTCTAACTTTCTTACATTCTCTGCAATCACTTCATTAGGATCAAGATTCAATGCACGACATGCATTTACCCAGTACCACATAATGTCACCGAGTTCACGTTTCATATGGTAGACATTCTCATCAGACAATGGTTTACCCTGAAAAATGATCTTTTTGGGCACTTCAATAAACTCACCGCTTTCTGCGGCAAGACCAAAACATGCTGTGATTAGTAACGGGATGTTAACATCAGGACCATGTTTCATCTCACCGTCAACTAATTCGTAATTAGCATCAAGCCGATCACATGTATCCATAAATGTAGTCAAGTCATTACTAGCTTGGCTTGTAACGGCCTCTACGAAATCTTTGTATTTGTTTAAATCTATGTTCATTTTAAAACGCTTTCAAAATTAGCATGTTCTCATTAAACCTGCCATTAGGTGTAGTGGACACTGCTTTAATATCTGTAAAATACTTACGTGCTGCGGGCTTACTACCCATAACTTCTTTGATTTGCTCACCCGGCTTACGTAATGTTTTTACTTCACTCTTTGCCGAATCAAATCCTAGTAGTGTGCTGCCCTTAACTGTAAAGGTTTTGCTGTAATCATCTGCAATGTAGTGATGCAGTTTACGCTTTGCAGTGTCAAAGACCCAGGCTTCGCTTGCACCGTGCAACTTTGTAGGGTGAATGCTAATCAAGTCTAGCTTTGCAGCCACATCCTTGAACAACTTCAAGTATTTCAATTTAGAAACGATCTTTTCTACAGGTACCGCTTTCTTTTTGCGAGGAGCCTTGCTTGCTTTCTTGATGCTGATATAGCTATTTAAATCGCTGAGAACACCGTCAATGAATTTGAGGATATTGCGAATCTGAATCTTACCCAAGAAACTATAACCTTCTTTAAGATACTCATCGCCATCAGAAAGTTTCTGAAATTCTTCTTGTTTGCGTTTCCAGATTTCAACAATGATTGGGATATGTTGTGGCATGACATTATATTTTGCAACAATATCAACTGTCTTTTCTGCCGCTTTGCCCTTAGTCACAAAATCGTCAATCATCCCTTCCATTTCACCTGCAGCATCTCGTGCTTTTTCTTTCAGAATTTCCTGAATATTAGGGCGGGCTACTGTTTCTTCTTCCTTAACAATACTAGTCTGACTAGTTTTTGTTTCAGTTTCAGTTAGTGTCTTGACTAACCTTTGGATTTCATTTTGCAAGGTAAGTTCTTCATGCTCGGTCAATTCTAGGCCACGCATTGTCATACGTGCCACCCAGCATAATGTAACAATGAATTCGCTTTCATGTACTTTCCTAAGCATTTTAGCTTGATCGGTACGTTTGTTGTAATCTAGATATTGTGCCATCAAATCCCTAGCATCTTTTTTGCTATAGAATCGGGTGTACCACGTAAAACTGCGGGCAAGTGCCGAGAATCGTGATTCGGTATCAGGTTGAATTGGGAAGAAGGGTTCTTCACCCATATATTTTGTATCAGCATCCCGCGGGTTAAGTGCTTTTACAAAATGCTCATCCGTATGTTTGCGAGTAGCCATGTGTATTCCTAATGTTGTCTAATGTAGATTATAACAGTGATTGTAATTATTGTCAATCTTTGATCTTGAAGGGCTTGTATATTGTGCGGCCATTTGCCTTGCAATATACTTTTTTCCATTCTTCCGGGACATCCCAACGGCCAAATTCGCTTAGTGGGATCCCAAGCACCTCCATCAGTCGGTGCTTGAAGCTCGCCCATCCGCCCCTTTGAGCACCAAGTTGTTTTGCGTTAGTAACAGTTGCTTTTATCATTTTTTTATTATATACCCAAAACCATTTAATGTCAACCTTTAATCTAGGTCAACGCCCCACCGATTGAAACCGTAAAAAGTTTCGTAGGTTGCCCGCAGTGTCTCCCCAGGGAAGTAGGGATTCTTTACGATAGCGTAAGGACGATCCTGCTCATCCAGGCCCATGCTGATCATAGGAAGGTCCCAGGACTTACCGTCGTTGACATTATCACTGGAATCAAAAATGTAAACTTTCATCATGCTCTCCATTAATTAACTGTCTAAGTACGTATTATATACCCAAAATCATTTAATGTCAAGCCACAGTAACAAAATCTTCCGGGGATTCTACCACTTCAATTACATGAGACTTAAAACGCTCTAATGCCTCATAGTATTCAGCAGAGAAATTGGTGTTTTTACCAGCAACTTCCAGTTGATACTGATAGTTGCCCGTACGCCACAGAACTACCCGCTCACGGTTCTTGTTGTAACCATCTGCGATATACTGAATTTGATTCATTGCGTAGTCCTTTAATTAACTGTCTAAGTATGTATTATATACCCAAAACCATTTGTTGTCAAATTTAGGCTACTTTTGCATCCATCATTTCAGCAAGGATAAACTTGGCAACATTCATTTTTTTACGAACGTATTCAACTGAGCGAGGACCTGTGCCCATCGCCATCATTTCTTGACAATCAGACATAATGCCCATTACGACCATTTCTAGACCAGAATACTTAGCGGTAATACTTTCCATGTACTGTTCACGGATTTCTTGTTCACTCATACCGTAGCATTTAGTTTCAAATTCAGTCATTTCAACTCCTTTAATTAACTGTCTAAGAGTGTATTATATACCCAAAACCATTTAATGTCAAGTTTTGGGTAATGCACCGTCATCTATATTTACGATAAATAAGTAATAAGGTAGATTAATTATGCCCCGGCTTTCACTTTGGCGCCCCAATAAAACAAACGATTATAACTTTTTTGATAGAACAATATCAGAACAGTTCACTGCAGGTTCTACGGATTTGTATGTACATAAGTATATGGGCCCTACCAATCAGGGAGCTTCTACTGATTATACACAACCAGACTATGACGTATTGGCCCCAACTAATATACAAGACTTGCTATTCTTAGAGAACCGTGACAGAACATATGATCCGAATGTTTATCGGTTGCGCGGCCATTATAATGTACAGAATTTAGACTTTGATTTAAGTCAGTTTGGTTTGTTCTTAAATAATGATATCATATTCATTACTGTTCATTACAATGACATGATTGATTTAGTTGGTAGAAAATTGATGGTTGGTGATGTAATTGAGTTGCCACACTTGCTTGATTATAATCCAT